TAAACTCACTAACAGTAGAGTCGCCGCCATAATTACGCTGGTCGCTACAGAATGCTCGTATATTAATTTCATCATTCTTTTTTAAGAGCAAGTCGACAGACAAACTTGGTCGTGGCAAGTGTCGGTCGTTATCCGTACCTCTAGTGCGGGCAGATTCTTTAATCATCTCGCCATTCTTAAATATGCTTATATATGCGGTATATACAGAGAAGAAGCCGGTTTGTGCTATACCTGTTCTTGCGTCGATATGGTAAACACCGTCTTTAGGTACTTTAGCTGTAAATGTCTTCGTGTCGTACATTTTTGCAGTGTCATAGGCGACATTATCGTATTTTACGATAGTAGACTGATTTTGTGGCAGGGCTTCCCACTTAGACGTAGTAGCAGAAAACATCGGAAGTGACGTAAAATCGATGTTTTCTGACTTGATCTTGCCAACTGTGGTTTTTCCATCATCTTCTACCACAAGCACACCACTCTTAGTACCTCCGTTGATAGAATTGAGAGGTATAGATTTTTCTTTTGGCTTGCCTTCGAGCGTTAAGATTGATGACACACCATCAATCAAATCGTTATGTAGGACCGACGTCGAGATATTGTATTCAACCACAGCACCTTGCTCATGCGGCATAGCCGGGGCAGTACGCCCTCGAATAGCGTTAGTGCCATTGTTTCCAGATATCAGGACCGTGACGACTTCCATTTTGTCAGGAGTCTTTTCACCAGCAGCGTCAATTCTATCGATGACAATATCAATACACGTACTGGTTTCCGCGCCTACGGTAGAGGATAGCGGAATCGTCGTATCTGTATCGCTAATTGACGCACTTAATGTTGTAGGCGGTATGTTTGAAGTTTTTCGTAGTTTATCCATTTCATTTTTCCTTTAGTTATTTACTTCTTCCAACTGGCAGGGTCTGGCACTTTCTTTGGTATGACCACAGATGTGATCGTGGCTATACCATAGGAGGCGTTGCTCGATCTGCCGTCTACTCGGTAGTTATTGACCACCTTATTTATTTTCAGTGATTTTTTAGTACTTGGGTCGCTGAATGTTACATGTCCTCCTTCCGTGTCATTGAACGCAAAATCGTTGAATTTATCGCTGTTAAATCCGGTCGTTACCATAGCACTAGAGACCGTAATGTCTTTCAGGGTGTGTAAAACACGTTTCTTGCCGGTGCCACTCACCGTAATGGACAATGATCCGCTCACACGTAGTAGCTCGATGTAGGTCTTCTTCATTTTTGCCCAGCTCATATGCCCCTTATCGAAGTGGAGCAGTCCTGTCCGGAACGTAGACACAAACGGCTCGCCGTCATCGGTTATGTATTTTTCGCTAAACTCGACAATTCGATATTTACCGTTGTTATCTGGTGTTGAGCGAAGCCCCATCAATCGCTCGCGTCCATCGCTCGGAGTAAAGGTAATAAGCTTCTTAATACCAATAGTCCACGGACGTATCCATGCCTTCAGCTGCAAGTCCAGTATCCAGATTTCATTATTGACCTTGGACTGGGCGGCTGGTACGGCGTCAAATATTTTTCCATCAAAATGTACACTCGATATTCCGCGTCCATATAGTGGGTTGATGCCATCAAAATCTGGGCGAATAGCTAGACTGACCTCTTCAGTGCTCAATACGTTCAGTAGGTCAGGTTTAGCGCCGGTAGTATTTTTACCTCTAGAGCAGGTGAAGAATAGGTTGTTGTCTGCCTCGGTAACTGAGCCGGCGGCGTATGTACCGTAAGAGCCAACTACTCGAGCGACGTTTGGTACGATAAATGAAGTATTGCCAACAGTCATCGAGGTGAGTGTAAGCTGGTTTTGAGAGCCCTCACCAGATGCGGTTGTCATAAACACCACGTTTACCGGTTCGCCATGCCCATCACGATAGCTGCGGACGGTGATTGGTATTTCACCAGTACCTTTGTTTATTTCGACCCACCCGCCGCCATAGAAGGCATTAAATGCACTAATATATTTACCAACGCCTCCCCAGTAGACCTTATCGTCTACGCCAACACCAAATATACGGTAGCTCGATCCAGTGATATCACGAAGAACGGGACCGGACGTAGTGTCGGCTACAGGAGCCTCCACAGCTACGTTTTGCGCGGTACGCCCCAAATCTCGATACGAGTTAGTCGATACCGAGTCAATATACGTTTCGTCATTCGACATGTCGCTGTAGTAGATGTTGTAGCGGGTGGCTTTTGGTACGGTATCCCAGGTTAATTCCAGGTAGTCCTCAACTTCGCCTGTCTGGCGCCACTGGTTGCGGATACGGCTGGTTTTTACGGAAATTTCAGCTGATGCCATTGTTTCGCCAACCTCATTGACCGCCGAGACTTTATAAAAGTTGGAATAGCTGCCGGTTGCTAGATTCTTAGAATTGGTAACCTTGAGGTTTTTTGGCGTGTCGATACCTTCAAACTTCTTCACCTTATTGTTGGCGATGTCGTAGAACGCCAGAACATCCTTACCATTGACGATGTATACGCAATCGTCCACTTGATAGAACTTTGCTTCATATCCAGGTGTGAGCTTTTCTCCGTTTGCTTCCTGCCATGCTCCGCCGTTTGATCGCTTGACAACGCCGTCTTCCACGATGATCGCCCATTCTTCTAGCCCGCTGGCCGTTGCTAGCATTTTTACGGTGAACTTATCAAAGCCGTCGGGCATTTTGTCTAGAACAGGGAAAAATGTTTTTGTGCCCCAACGCGGATACAGCACGCCATCCTGTCTTAGCATGTAATTTACGGCAGAACGGAGTGTGTTATTCGGTAGGCGTGCTTCGTCTAGATAGCTGTTAACACCACCGCTAAAATTCGGGATGATAATATTCTGTGTCTTAGCGCTGCCGCCTGTCATACGTGGGGGAGTTTGTACTGCCATTACCAATCTCCTCCTATCCCAATGTCGCCCTCAAGTCCGCTAAACTGTCCATCAGGAGCTAGCTCATTGCGCTGTCGCATATTTGCTAGGAGTATCATGGCGTCGCTGTTATATTTCGTGTATAGGTTGGCATCGTCATTTACGAACAGTTCTGCTGTTACGTAGGCTACGGCGAAGTTTGGGTCGCTCATTTCTAGTACATCATCTAGTTTTGTTGGGATAAACGGTTCACGGTAGTATTTAACGATGATAGTTTTGCCAATTTCCTGATCGCCAGATTTTGGTATCCAGCCCAGCCGAAGTTTGTGTCCGATTTGTGGATTTCCCAGAATAGTAACAAACTTGCCATCTTCGCCAGTTAGCTGGCTAGGGGACTTTACATGCAGCGGTTCTAAGCTGCCCTGTAGGTAGAATCCGCTAGATAGCGAATATCCTTCCGGCAGGTCATACTCGCGCTGCCCAGGCTGAATAGGACCGATATCGCCTACACTAAACAGCTCATTCCATTTAGTAACGTTATCCGTTGACCAGCGGCGTACAGCCTTCTGTAGCAGGTTTAGTCGTATTTGCCCGTCCTCATCATTGAGTGTAGGTGCATCTGCTGCTTGTTCGTATGCTACGTGGACGCTCTTTAGTATCTCGTTGACTTTCATTCTGAACTCCTTATCTTACGCGCGGCGTTGGTAGCGCTGACTTACTAATTTTGAACTGTGACGGGGCTTTGATACCGGTAACGATGTTCTTGTTTGAACCGACGTTGCCGAGGCTCACATTTGGATCTTTCGCAAAGCTGTATGGGCTAGAGAGCTTCATCATCTTGACGTTGTAGTCTGGCACTGAGATTCCACTGACAGTACCGGCTCGTCGTCCACCGCCACCGCCTGAGCCGCGTCTAGCACCTCCGCCACCATTTCTGGATTGCGAAGTAACATTACCGTTTTCGTCCATGATTAGGGACCGCAGGGCTTGGTACTGATCTTTGGATATACGTCCGTCGTTGTAGAAGCTCTTCAGCATAGAATCTTCTACGAAACACTTGTCGGCAATCGACTTCCTGCGTCCAGCGTATAGAGTGTTAACCAGCTGCTCATTCGACATATCCTTGGTTGCCTCTTTGAGGTATTGCAATTTAACATCTGCTTTATAACTTGCCTGCGTTGCATAGGTTAGCTGTTCCTTGTCAATGCCATTTTCTGCAGCGTAGCGTTCTTTAACCCAGGCTGGCATGTCGGCGTACTTCTTATTCTTGTTCAGGTCGATAGCTTGATGGACTATTGATTTATCGTTTGATTGAGCGGCGAGGGCAGATAGTTTATCGGTAATGTCGTTTCCGGTATTGCTGCTTGGTTCACTCGAACCTCTTTGCTTTAATCCGTATCCTAGTACGTAGTTGCGGTAGGTGGCGTCTGATTCATCTTTTGAATCTTTAGCAAGTCTCTTATGAACTTCTCGAGCAACTTCGCCGCCTTTTGTTCTGATTGTCCCATCACCGTCTTGTGTGTAGTCGCCGCGAGCAATCTTGGCTTTTAGCGCCACGGGCAGTCCGTCTGAGCCAGTCGCCTGAGACATTTTGCTGAGTTTATCCATTGCTGCGGTGTCGCCATTTTTAGCACGCTTCTCCAGAACATCCATCTTCCTTGAGTCCTGAACGAGGTTATAATACTGCTTAGCCTCTTCGGGATTGTTGGATAGCATCTCTCTAAATGCAGCACTGTCTTTATCGCTGAGTGCATGCTGTTTGGTGTCATAGAACTGCTTCTGCTCATCAAGGGCATTCTTGCCGAAGAGCATTCCTTTAACGATATTCGTCGGCGAGCGGTCAACAGGTGTCTGAATGTTGCCTTTGCTATCCTGTGTATAGCCATCTTTTAGGGCAGTAGCTCCTTGAATTGTGCGCTTTATCTGCGCACCGGTTGGGACTATATCAAGCATTGCGGTGCCGATCTTACCAGCATCACCACTCGATAAACCCTCGCCGGCGGCAAGTCCAGCCTTGATCAGCTTTGATACAGCAGGTGTGCCGTAACGGGAAATGTCTGAGTCTTCGCCAAAAATGGTTTTCTTAGTTTTGTCGTCTATAAATGCTCCAACAAGTGCGGGACCACCCGGAACAAACTTGGAGGCTTCGCCTAGAAAACGCTGACCCGCTTGTGCGGTATTATCCAGAAGGTTGTCATTAGCATCATCTTCGCCATTAGTAAAATCTTTGTAGGTTTCTATCGTCGCCTTCAGGAAGTCTGGCAGTTGTTCTTGTCCGGTTACCATCTTCAGCCCGTAGTTAGCAGCGGCCGCTGCGATAATGAATTTGGCTTTCTGGGCGGGCGTAAAGTCCTTAAAGAACTGTAGCCTCATGTTATTTACCTCTAATCCAAACTGCGTGAAAACGCCGAGTACTTTCGAGTTCATGACCAATGGTCGGTCGCCAATGCCGCGCCCAGCTAGAGTAGCCTTGGTGGCTAGGTCAGCCTGCCTAATGGCTGCGTCTCCAGTTAGTCCTTTGCTGAGCGCCTCGTTGTATGCACTGCGCCAGCTCAGCTCTCCAGTAAACTTCTCAATAGCTTCCATCGGAATGGAGGCAGCATCGGTGTACTTTCGGATGATGCCGCGCCGCTGCGATGAGGCGTCGGTATAGCGAGATTTCATGAATGAAGATTTATTCAGCGGATCACTTGCTTCGTCAAAACCAGAATGGATCATCTGCTTAACGGCTTTCATGAACGATGGTAGTCCATCTCGGGCAATTGTCTGTGGAACGCTTAGGACCTGTGCTACGGCTGCCGTGGCTGAGCCTGGTATAGTGTTAGCACCAACGATACCCTGCGCTTTGATTGAGATATCTACAGTTCTACCAAAGCCTTTATCAACAGCCAATCGGTCAATAGCGTTCGTTTTTCCGGCAAGGATATTGCCATATTCCTGCCATGCGGCGATGAGAGGAGAGCGCTCGCCTTCTTTGAAGTTCTTGTGTTTTGGCTTGCCAGTCTCGACTTGTGCCATCGCTTCGTTAAATCCGAGCTCTTCGATAGCTTTGTCTAGCTTAATCTCCTTAGCTTTCTGGAACGTGCGGAAAGCATTTTCGATTACTCGCACGCGTGAAGCAGCAGGAGTCATATACTGGTTATAGAGCATTGCCTCGTAGTACCTGTCGATAGCACCGAAGAAGTCCTTGTTAGCTAGTTCGCCGCGGCGTGTCTGTGCAAATGGATTCCACTTGCGACGCGCACCAGTGTTTTCAGTATTTCCGACTATCTCATCGGGGACACCTCCGCGTACTCCGCCGGGGATTGTTTCGCCGCTTACCGAGCCATTCATTCCGGTGATGTCCTTAATCTTCAGTCCAACCTTCTCGAAGAATGACGGGTCGCTCATAATGTGCGAGATGTAGTTCTTGCGGCGCGGTATTGGGTCATAGCCGTTTGCTTCCAGTACACGGTTAGTATTGTTGAGAATATCGTCTGCGTGAGTACGCCACCAGTCCACCGCCGGCTTCATATAGGTGTCTACATAGTCTTTGCCGTATTTGGCGTTCAGGTCGGCGACATTGACTTTCTTTTCTACGAGGTCGAACATATCTTCGGTCAGGTCTTTTCGTAGCTGGCGAGAGGGGAGGTTATCCAACATCTCGCTTTCTAGTTTCGTTAGTCCATCGCGGCGAGATTTCAGCTCGACTTTCATGGCTGCTTCTTGGCTGTCTTTGAATACGGAGGTAAATTCCTTGGTAGCTGCGGCCGTTGCGGCATCTGGTGCATTTGCGTCGATGATACGGTCAATGTCTGCAAGCGGGTTATTCCTGTTACCCCAGCGCTCAATATCTCCGATGATTTTACCTAGGTTTACTGGTTTGCCTTCAACGTAAGCGTGCTGATTGCCATTCTCATCGATACCGACATAGCTACCAACACTCTTGCCGTCTTTGTCAACTACCATACCAGTACTGCTGATAGTATGTTTATTGCCGTCAAGCGGGACCAGATCGAATATTGGCTTGCTTTGCTCGTCCACGCCTTTCGCTAGAGCAAACTCTGTTAGGTCAGGTTTGCGATTAGCTTCCGTGCCCTTGACATGGATTTTTTTGCTGGCGTCAATCCACTCCTGGTTGCCAACGACGCGGTTATATGCTGACTGTACGATGGTTGGATACTGTTTCATGCCTCGTATGTCGTGAACGTCATAACCGGTTTGTTTGCGGATCTCATCGCGAACTAGGCGGCGCTGTGCTGGAGTACCGGCGTTGAGTTTGTCGATAACATTATCAACGGTCGCTTGGGGGTAGGGGTTGATGTCTGCGGCTTGGCTTTGTGACGCAATATCATCAATTCTGTACCCGTCGGCTACATCAGTGGTGTTTCGAGCTGCTGCTACCGCCTGTAGGTCTGCTGTGCTGTCAGGAGCGATACGTTCGGTTGTTGTGACACCGGTGTCTCCATTAGTGGTGGACGTTAGCTTTGAGCCGTCGCCGAGGTCTAACTCTTCCTTAACTTTTGGTACGGTACCCTCAACCTCGTATGTTCTCGCCGGCTGGTTTGGACCGTCGAGGCGGGCGTCACTCTCGCGTAGCACTCCCTTAATACCATACTTACCTCGCGTTATATCGTGGCTGTCCATATGCTCGGCTGGCTTGATTTCCCAGTCGTACTCTGGGCGGGCTGTTTGTAGCTTTTTCAGCTCAATCTCAGCCGCTCGTTCGGTGAATCCGTTGTAACCTTTTCCGGTTTCTTCAACTTGGATTGGTTTTTCTAGTCCTTCAGCTAATCTCTGTGCTTCACGGCGAGCAATAGCAATATCTGAATGTGTCGAATATCGCTGTGATGGACTGCCGTCGGCATACTCTTCAACGATTGCGTATTTGCCGCGTGGTGTCTGCTCGATTCGGTAGCGATAATCTTCAGGAGCTGTACCGAAAAAGCCTGGTTTCGTTGGCTTGTAGACGTCGCTAGTATTGACATCTGGGGTATTATTTGCTAGACTACCAGCAGTCGTAGCGTCTGTAAAGTTGTCAGCGAGCTGCCTACCGACAACTCCGACTCCGTCGTTTGACGCTAAACCAGTGGTTCGTCTACTAGCTAGAGGCGAATCACTGGAAACCAGGTTATCACCGCTTTTAGCGGTATTTTTTAATTCTGGACTAAGTGTGTTTTCGCCTAGCTTTTGTACACTTTTTAGACTCAAGCCATTGTTAAACTCACCCATAACCGCACGGCTAGGATTTACCGGATTTTCATATAGTACATTTTGCTGTCCGCGCTCGGAGCGACTTCCCAGCAGCTGTCTGTCTGCTCCATAGATGGCGTTATCTGCGGCTGTAATGTACTCATCAGGGGTTAACCCCTCCTGAATAATCCGCTTCTCAACATGTGCATTATGTGCGCCCGGATACACTGTTACGTCTCTGTCGGCAACGAAGTCCTGACCAGTTTGCGCTTGGATCGCGTTGTGTTGGTCTAGAGTGTTCTGGCTAACGCGCCCGTAATTAAACGGCTCGTCAATAGGGTAATTCTCAATGGCTGTGCGCATTCGCTCGTTCCGTCCAGCATTTGGCGTGATTTCCGTGCGTGGTATATGCAGGTCGCCGTCAACATACGCTTTACGAAGCGCTGTAGCGCCCCGTCCAATAGCTGCACCAGCTCCAGCCATACCAGCGCCAAATGCTGCGCCAGTAGCCGCTTCCTGTAGGGCGTCTTCAGGCTTCCAATCGGTACCTGCTCGAAGCGATCCGCCTGCGCCTAGAGCGGCGTTCGTGGCTGCCTCATGAGCAATCAGTTGGGGAACGGTTTTCTCGGCTGCTTGGCTGATAATACCTTTCTCCAGTGCATCTTTAGCTAGGGTTGGGGCAATGCCCTTGACAACTCCCTTGGCAAGAGATCCTACAGGAGCAACAGAAGAAGCGACATCAACAGCTGTACCAGCTGCGCGAAGTATGCGGTCTAGAGTTCCTTTGTCTTGCATGCCTCCAGTTATGCCGTTTATTTCTTGGTCTATAGCGTTGTATCTGCGAGCATATTCTTCCTCTGAAAGCTTGCCTGCTTTGTATTCCGCAGTGAGTGCATCAAGCGGGCTATGATTAACTAAAGCCTCACCTGAACGATAGACCGCTTTGAATGGTTGTGCCATGCCGCCAATCATATTGCTGCCGATACTAACAGCATCCTTGCCGATAGTCTCCAGGTTAGGGCCTTTCTTTACTGCTCGGTCGTCAATCAGGTTGCGTAGTAGCTCCGATTCGGCGACGATACGCTCGAACTTCGCGCGCTGTTCGGGGTTAGTAAATCCGTACGGGACTTTGGCGTAATCTGTCAAATTTTTGGATATTTGCTCGATAGCCTCACGCTGCCTGCCGGCGTCCATATTATTAAAGTCTTCTAGGAATTGTGTCGGTGTCCTGCCGCCGTAATTTATCATGGGCGATTGTCCGTATTCGCCCAGGGCAGCGTCAGCGGTTTTCTGGCGATACTGAACATTCTTTATCTTCTCGATGGTGTTTTTCAGTTGCTCGTCAGAGGTGATGCCTTGCTGTGCTTCATCGAGTAATTTCCGTTCGTTTGTCCAGTTGCCGCGGGTGTCATTAAGCAGCGTCGTTAATTCGTCTCGACGCTTTCGGTAGTCTTCAGAGTTTAGGTTGTTGCGGCGTACCGTCTCATTTAGCTGCTGCATCTGTGGTGATTGCTGTGCTGGCTGCTGAAAAGGGGAGGGTTGCTGTGGATGCGGTAATTGTAGCTGCGACTGGTTATCTATCGAGAAATTTGGCTGCTTGTCTTGCTGCTGTACTTTCGACTGGTTTTGTTCAATGTACTTTTTGGCGTTCTCATCGCCCAGTGCGGCATACTTTTTGGCTTTCTCTAGCTGCGATTCAATTGTCTCTACGAAGTTTGGCTGAAACATTGGTGTTTTGGGCTTCTCTGGCGAGAAGTTTTGCTGCTGCTCCTGCTGGCGCGGCTGCTGAATAGTAGACAGGCGTGTTGCATCAAACCCCTGAAACTGCTTTGGCTGGCTTAGCGGATTATCGTTGTGCTGCTGGATTGGTTCGCGGTGGTTTTGCTGTTCGCGGCGTTTTTCTTCTTCGTCGTCTCTCCATCCGAAGAAGCTGCGTATCATTTTTCCAAAGTCAAACATTGGTATTTAGCTCCTTTCGGCTATTAGAATTGGACGTCGTCTGCGGAACGCCGTGGACGCATAAAGTAGCTGTCGTCATCGTCAGAGCGTCGGCCAAGAACTGATTCTGTTGCTTGTCCTGCGCTCAGGCTAGGCGAATTAATATTCGAGCTATCTACTGTGCCTTGAGTAATATTCTTCGCCTGGTATGCTGGAACGCTCGCCAGTGACGCTTGCGGAGCGGTGATATTTTGGTAGGTTTGTACGATTTGGCCTAGCCGTCCGTTGATAGCTCTATCGACGTCCTGAATCTGAGCTGTCGATATTGCACCCGCTTGAGCGAGGGCTTGGGCACGCTGGTTATCGTTCATGTTCATTTTATTGAGGATTTCGTTGCGCTGCTCGTTGAAGGTGTCGTGGATTTCTTGGTACTTGCTCTGACGGAAGTCATTCAGCTTACGTACTTCGTCTTCCAGCTTCCTCTGTACTTGTTGACGGTTGACTTCAATGTCAGTCTTCTGCTCGTTCAGGTCGTCTAACATCTTGCCTTGTTCGCTGTTTTGCAGGTCGGCCACGCCAACGCCTAGCATACCGATGGCACTTGAGTTGCCGCCGCCTAGCATACCGATATTGTTTGATTCGCCCTGCAGAGTGTTGCGGACCATCTCGCCCAGCGACTGCTTACCGCGTGCATAGCTTTTTTCTAGTTTCTGGTCTTGGCGGTCGAGGTTCTGGAAGGCGCTATCGCGTTCGCCCTTCAATGAGTTGATGGATGTATCTACCTGCCTGTCAACAGCCGCTCGTGCTGCGTTGCGTCGCGGATCGATGGAGCCGAGCATATCGTTGTAGTAGCGGTTATTTTGCGCCCACTGCTTATCTATAGCTTGGCGCTGTACTGCTGACATACCGCCTCCGCCTCCACCGCCACCACTCCAGCCACCTCCACCGTGTTGCTGGCGAGGCTGCTGGCGATTATTATTCCAACCTTGCCATTGCTGATATAGCCCGCTGACGTACTGCTGAACTTTGCCAGCTTGTCCTCTGTCGTAGCTGATCATTTTTGTATCGGCACCGTTGTTATTGACCTTGTTCCAGTCAATCCTGCCGTCGTTGCCGGTGTAGGCAAGTGCGTAAGGATCGTGCACCGCCAACCATCCGCGGAAGTCTGGGTTTCCTTGATATTCTGCCATAAAAATAGCCCTTTCTTGCGCTTCGCAAAGGGCTGTTATTTCGCTTGGGCTGTCCAGTTGCGAAGACACACTTAATACAAGTTTGTCTTTCGCCTCTGGAGTCCTGATGTCCGCCGTACGACCGGTCGTCCAAAGCCGTTGCCGAGCTTGCGGCTCACGGAGCGGTGTTTCTCGTGGTTTAATACAGGAAATACCGCATGCTTATTTATAAGTTATCATGCGTTTTTTCAAATCATCAATATTTTGGTAAATTTTGTGAAAGTTTTTGACTTTAGAGATTTGGACTATAAAAATGCTCGATAAAATACCAATCACCCCATTCGCCATGGTCGTTCTTGGTGCACTTGCCAAAGCCAGTTAGCGTGTATCGAGAGTCAAGGATAGCCTTAGCGTGCGGCTCACTTTTCATCCAGCCATATGTGCCACTGAAGATGGTACGCTCATCTAGCCGGTCTCCATTTACGTCAGCAGCACCTTTATCTGAACCTTGGATAACATTCATATTTTCGCCATAATATCCGCGTATGCCACCCATTGTCTTGATAGCAATTTCATAGCCTTGCTGTCCTGTTGTTGGATTCTTGTGATTGTAATAATTATTGGTAACCATGTCCTCGCATTTCTCTTGCGCAGACTTGTTTAGTGCCGGACTGAGCTGCATCGGCGCGACGCCATGCTCGGCGCGTATCTTGTTCACCTCGGCCAACATAGTCTCTGGCGTGATGTCATAGACAGTGTGCTTGCTATGCGAAGCAGACTTATTCTGGCTCTGATTTTTGACTGGAGTTCGTCCTTGTAAGTCTCTCAGCTCCTGTATCTTATAGTCCAGGGTAGCTTCAGTGTTTTTCCTGTCAGATTCTAACTTGTTGCGGTATAGAATAGGGTATGCTGTGTGGCAGAAGAAAAAACCGATAAAAAAACAAACAACACCGACGATAGCTACGTCGATGAGGCACTTCTTTCTAGTAACCATCGTGTCATTTTTTTCTTTTTTACCACCTTTTTTCATGGCATCATTATAGCAAATATGGTATGATTTGTCCATATGATGAAGAAGTTGTTTCGCAATGCGAAAGAGTACTCTGGAGCGCTTTTTATATCTGCTTGCGCGATTATTCTCCCGATAGGAAACAATAATATAAACTGGGGTATTGCGGTTATTATTGTGATTATAGCTATTTGCGCAACTGTAGTGCTTCATATTCTTGATGATATAGAAGCAATATTTAGGAGCAACCTGCATATGTGGTTAATTGCTGTATGGCTGGCTACTGGCGTCATAATAGGAAAATGTCTGCCATAGCAAAGACACCCTTGCGAGCCAGGGCGTCTTTGAGTTCTCCGTAGCGTCCAGTAGATTGCGTGTCATACCTGCGCTATCAGTGGAGGTTTTATGTTTTGTGTGTATTTTTTGGTTTGTCTTAGTTTTTGTTAAACCTTCAGCTCGGCCGCTGGGGTAGATACCTGGTTGTTTGCACGAAGCAGATCTGATTCGTACTCCAGGTTAGTCTCCTCAATACGGTAGAGTTCGTCGGCAATTTCTTTCGGTACCGTCAGGTCTTTGCGTGCTGGATAGCCCTTACCGTTAATCATCACCGTACGTCGCAGCTTGACGTGGACATACACTGGTTTTGTGTCTGGCTCGTACTGTGCGACTTTTGGATCCGACTGCTCAAACATTGGCTCCGCTGGAGCTTCTGGCTCTGGTTGCGGTACTGGTGCTGGCGAGACGGCCGGTGTTGTGTCCGGTGCTGCTTGCGCGGCATGCTCAGCCTGCGGCGTGCGGGGCTGGGGAGTCGGCACATTGGTCATAGTAGGACCTAGAGTATTTGGTGCGTTACCTTCCATGATTATCCTTCCATGGCGTGGGCAGCGGCTTGTATAGCTACCGCCCGGTTAATTTAGTATAGCGAGCCGGATTCCAAACGACACATAAAGTTGTTGTTTAGAATGGCAGCCTTGGCGGCAAACTTCCAACCAAGCGTCATCTTCTGACGAAGTGGGTCGGACACGCCGCCTGGACCTTCCTTGTACACCTTCAGGTGCTGCAGGTCGGTGTTGCCGTAGGCGTCTTCGCCAAAGAGCAAGCTAATGTGCACCTTTGCGTTTGATGCGCCCTTGTCGGTGATTAGGTTATTGCTTCGAACAACCGTTACACCAGCAAACGAGACTAACTCGCCCTTGTATAGCTCGTTGGATTTCTCCTTCGATGCTTGGCGGTAAACCGTCTGGCGAAACGCCTCGTCGTCCATCAAGTCTTGCTCGACGGCTGGATCGACAACTAGGACATAGTTGCCGTCCTTAAAGGTTGGTGCACCTGCAGTACGCAAGCGGGAAACCTCTTTGCGAACATCTGCCCAGGTCAGCTTGTCTGCGTCAGCCAGCAAGTTACGTGCAGTCTTTGAATTGGCGTAGCGTACAGCAGTACCGGCGATGATGACCTTGTTGATAGCACGGTCATAACTCTTCGATGACTGCTCGCTGAGCTTCTTCAGAGCGTTTTGAACAGATGAGTGTTTTGGTGTTAATTTTGCGAGGTCAGTAAGCGTCACAAAGTCGCCATACTGGTCAACAACCGCATTGATAGCAGAAGTTGTCAGCTGGCTGCCGGCTGGGGCTTGCCCCTCCGTCAGAGGGTTGGTAACGATATCCAAGTCCGAGTAACGGGTAAATTGGATAGTCTTGCTTGATGCCTCTGGCAATGTTTCTTTGTGACCGAACTGGTCAAGCACAGTCTGAAACTCCGCTCCGCGAAGGACTTTCTTCGCAAAGTAGGTTTGCAGATCGTGCTGAAGCTGCGCAGTAGTAGTGTCAGCCATATTAAACAGCCCTTTCTGTAACCACTACCACCCAAATGGATTACGATAAACTAATGTTTCCGACCCTTGCCTCTAGTTCCTCTAAGGAATCTCCGCCTCCACCTGAGCCTGCTGCCGACGAAAACATGCCAGAGCTTTGTCCGTTCAGGTTCTGTAGGCTTTGCTGGGCACGCTCGCGCTCGGCTTGCGCTACAGACATGATAGGCTCTAAGTACTCATCGGCTAGCTTCCGAATCGATAGCTTCTTAAGAGCTCCGACGTTCCTTGCTAAAATGTGCGGCTCAATACGTCCTCGTACATAGCTGTCAACCGCCTTAGCTAAGGTTTCGTTGTAGTAGTTCGGATCCGTTGGATCTAACGAAGCATTGTTTGGGTCAAGCATAGGATATGCTTTTAGTATTTCTGCCTCTTCGCGGTCAAAGCGCGATGCCACCTGTTCACCGTCCAAGCGTTCCTGCATTGCCTCTACTGCAGTATTGGCAGCTTGCTGGGCTTGTTTTTGGTTATAGTCCATGATGTCGCTGGCGCTGTAATTACCATCTTCATCAGGAGTAGGGGGCTTAAGCTGGTCTTGCTGGTTTTTTCGTGCCATCTCCTGCTTAAGAGACTCGATATACTCGTCCTTCTCATGCAATTGGCTAGTCAATGCAGCGAAACGCTGATTGAGGCGCGATTGCTTGTCTGGACGCCCGTTTTGTGTATCTGTACCGACTTCTGCTTCAGCTTTGGAATCACCATTGGACTGCTGTTGACCGTCGCCATCAGCACCCTCCGCACCAGTCGCTGTTGTTTCGTTCGTAGTTTGATTCTCACCAGCCGGCGTCTCTGGTGTGGCGGTTGCTTCTCCGCCGTCTGTTAGCGCCATATTTTCTACCGCCTCGACCTGTTCGGCCGATAGTCCGGTATCGCTAGAAGTAGACATGCTACATCCTTTCGTTTAATTTAGCCAAGACACTTACGCAGTCCGCGGCGGGAGATACGCTCCGTTTCCGGCTAGTAGGGTGGTAAAAGACCAGCCGGAAACGCAACCTACCTCAGAATCTCTTCTCAACGATAGGCATTCCTCTCTCGTCAGTTTTGCCAGTGTAGAAAGTCCCCGGCGGCAAAAATATACCGTGTTCATTCTGGCAACTTATGCACCTTAGGCTTGTGCCGTTTTGCCGCCATTCGCTGTCTGGTTTGTGCTGTGGCGCGATACTACTCATATCCAGTTCAGCATAATGCGGTTTTTCGACTAGCTCTGACTCCGTGTTTGACGTCTCATACGGGTTAGGATTGCTGTTCATCTTCAGCCTCCTTGGTTATTACTTCAACAGCTAATACCGCACCCTCAATTCTCTCGATATACTTCTCGATCCATTGCGCCATTAGCAGTCTAGACCGCACCTCTTTACCAACTTTTTCATCAGAATCATTAGGACCAAACTCTAGGTCTCTGTGGAGCCTCAGATTTAACGCGTCCTGCTTCATCTGCTCCTTGATGCGCGGCCAGCCCGGGATTGAAGCAATGTCGGCTACCTCGGCACGCTGGCGAGCTTCTGCCACTTTTGCCTCTAGGCTTAGCTCCTCGGCCACTGGTGTGAGTGGCAGGGAATTGATATCACTGTCTAAAATGTTTTCCATATTATGCCGCCTCCATCGGCTGAAGTTGTTGGACTTCTTGGGCTTGCTGCATATTCTGCGGTGCTTGCGGCTGCTCCTCAGACTGCCCTTGAAGCTGTTGTTGTAGCATGCTTACTATTTGAGGATCATTAAGCATCTCTGGGGTAAATGGCTTCGTCTTGTCGTTTTCCTGAGTGTACGGGTCAAAGATTTTGTCTTTGTTTTTGATGCCGCTAGCTGCGATAAGCTGGTCAAGTAGCTCTGTTCTGTTGACCTTGCGTCCATCTTCTTGCGCACCGTCCATTAGCCATGCACCAGCCTGAGATGACAGCAACTCAACGAGATTATAGACGCGCTCATACTCATCTTTCTGATCGTTAGCAGCGGTCGTGCCAGCATCTATTCGATACATCCACTTACCGGACAGCTTGGTATGGTCAATCTTCATTTCGGCTGTGCCGTGGGCGTTGATGTACTCAACCATACCGTTTTCGCCAGTCTCTGGGTCGGCACCTATTCGGTAACTCTTGGCTGAATCGAAGATGTCTAGCAGATCCTTGTGTCCAGATTTGATGATATCCAGGATCTCGTCGTCAAAGACATGAAACTTTATCGGAACAGATTGTTTGGTACCAATTAGGTTTATCATGCCATCAACCAGCTCTTCATAAGCCTCCTCAAACATGTTTCTATCCCACTGATCGCGGGCGTTTTCGCGCTTTTCAAGTTTGCTCAAGGCTTCTGGTGTTCGACCAAAGCCCGGTAGACCGTCGCTTGCGGATATCGTGGTGTCAGTCGTGCCGTTTTGATTAAGCAACGCACCCTTCAGGAACTGATAGGTCGCTTGGAACTCATTTGATGGGCTAGCGCCTGGATTGACGAAGCCGAAATCAGATTGTCCATTAGCAGTACGGATTTTGCCACCTGGCTCATAACGCATTAGAGATGGATCAACAGCATCACCCTTATACCACATTGGCGGGAATATCTTGAACTTGGAGAAGTCGAGATTTAGGTTTACGGTCGTGTCGATTGCTCGCTGTAATGAAGCGCCACGCTCAACATCGCCCATGCCCCACAGCGAGTCAATCAATGGTATAGCGTACTTAAACACAACAGGTATACGTCCAGATTCGTGCGGGTTCTTAATGTTTCGAACGATGGCATTTTCAAAGTCTGGTGCGAACGTAATCCACCGCCCATTCTTGCCGCGTTCGTAGCGAGTAACTAGGGCGATACGCCCCTGATGTAGGGTAGTCGCTTCGCCGCGCTCCTGCTGTAGGTTAGTAGTTGTCTCCTTGGCATCCGACGGTTGGTGTTTCTTGGTTGCTTTGTCGAGGATACCTTGAACGGCGGCTCTATTCCAGTCCTTAAACTTCATACGGCTTTGCAGATAGCGTTTGCTATGGTGGGTAACGATATAGACAGCGTCGCAATCATTCAAACTAGTATTGCCAACCTGCGGAAAGCATTCCGTCGGATTTATCACTCTAAAATCAGGACCGACATAATCCTCGTCAACTCGGTAATCGTACTGAACTGGCATAGCACCGTAGATAAGGGAGTAGTAATCCCACATACGAAGCTTCGTCATGAATGACCACTGACTCTTGGCGTTGGGGATAACGTACTTAGTCCAAACTAAGTCCATCAGCATAGCTTTGCCTTGGTCTCGGCGGCTAAGTGAGCGGATACGTCCGGTCGGTAACTGTGCCACCACACGGGAGGATCGTTCTAATATCAGAGAACTCAAGCTACCTTCGCGAACACGAGACTTAAAACCTTTTTTAGTAGACAGCTTGGCATAGGCAATATCGAGCAGGGCGCGCCATGTACCGTGCGTTTGGATCATATTTGTCCTTGCTTCTTGATAGTCTTTACCTAAGTCGCTTGCTTTCATAATTTCTTTTCCAAAATAAAAAGCCCCCAGATTTCTCTGCGAGCCTACTGCGGCATTACCGCTCGTGGCTATTACATAATTACCATATCATGAGGTTTTTAGATTCTCAAATAAAAATGAATATTTTGTCTAAGAAAATTAGAAAAACCGCTCTAATCTTGCGGTTTGACCTTAGATTTTATGAACTGAGACACTCTGCGGCTACAAACCACGCCGTTTATTATGCGCTCCATATCGTCGTCGCTGAGGCTATCGTCCATCATTATCAGGTTGCCATTTTCAAAATGCTCTGGATTTATGCGGCACGTTTTGACTGAGTTGCAATCTACAAGGGTCTTTTTTGGGAAGAAAGGATATTTGCCCGCTTCGAGTACTATAGTGGTGTTCTCTGGGTCGAGGTTTGGGTGATACTTGTTATAGAAATTAAGTCGCTTATCTACCTGAGATGTTCCATTTACTAAAATGAGAGCTTCGTCTGTGTTTGGATCGTAATTGAGAACTATGAATACGTGGTATTTGCTACTTGGAAATGGTTCATCGCCTCGCATCCGAAACAGCGTACCTTGACATAGTGATGCGTGAAACGAAGCTGATTGGATGTCTGACGGTATTTTTATCATCTACAGTGTACCGAGGGCGGCTAGCGCGTTTTTATCGTCAATATAAAGCTCGCGGGCTGCTGCTAGCTGATCGGCATCTTGACTAAAGAACTCGTCGCCGTGTTCTGGGTTATCAAAAAACTTGATAGGATCAATATCTCTACGACCGCGACCGCCGCCACGAACAAAGAAGTCTTCAAACTGTGCCCATTCAGGGTAGAGATGGCTAACGTTATTGGCAATATCGAAAGCCTCTCTATCTCCAAAGGTGTCCCACGCCCATTTCAGAGCCTCCTTGTCTGTTTCTGATAGGTGATCTTCCTCTATACTGGCAGCCGTAGCCATGGTATCTTTTTCATCAGCGGAGAGATAATAGCCGATATATTTCATGTCTTCTTCATCGAGTGCGAAGTCATTCTTAACCTGAGCTATATCAAGAGCGAGAGAGGATACAGGACCGAACTTCATGGCGACATAGTTACTATCAGACACTAGCCGCCCATAGTGCCGCATATGATAGCGATCGGCTGCCCATAACAGCTTGATTAGCTTAGTGCGGTTCATTTTTCCATTATCATCAAAGGACAACAGGTATCGCAGTATCTGTGTCATTTTTACAATATCGCTGCTTCGAGATGATATATTCATATCGTATATTCTATCATAGTTTTGCCTTTTTGGCAATCCTACGCCCCCTTCCTATAGACTATACAGCCTACATATAGTTTACCACAAGCGTATTGGGGGGCGCAATCAGTCTTTGTTGGCTATGGTTTTGGATATAACCTCCTCAAGTATAGTACGCACCTTGAAGTATAGCTCATATTTCGCCTCCTCTGGCGCATTAGACAAATCAATCAGTAGATCCATGCCGCATAGTTCGCCAATTTTTGGTGTAGAGTTTTTGCTTTTGAAGTTGCTTAATTTAGCAATCGTAGCGTTATCTAGTTTGTTCGCTAAATCTAAATTTGCAGTGATTCGGGTAACCTCTTCTGGCGTAGGGAGGTCTGTTATAGTTTTCTTCATTTCAATTTCCTTTCTTAATAGTTTATCCGCTTACGGCATTTGTCACACTGGATGGATGGTTTTGATTCATTCTTTACCATTTCTCTCGTTCCTTTCTTTTTCCGTTAAGCATTTACCTAAAAATGCAATACTTACCATAATTTTCAGCTATAAACTTCTCTGCTCGACAACCTGACGCGAGATGCCAATTTGGAGCAAAAACGACAACGTCAGCTTCTGTCATAATCTCTATGGATTTGGCAAGATACCATATGCCAGCGTTTTACTCTCGTTATATTTAATAGTATTCTCTATAGTGTCCATAATGCTTAACATCGTATACATACCTTGCTCTATAGCCTCTAAACGGTCTTGTGGAGGGGTAAAATAGGAGAACGAAAAGCTCTCATCCTGCAGCTTACCGTTCTTAAACATCTTGCACGATCCTCCATCAACAGTGATAGTTATTGATACATTGTATCCTCTATAGCTGAAGTTTATTTCTTTTCTAACATTCGTAAGATATTTATCAATTATCATGCTCATTCTCCACCAATTCAGGGTTTTCGTGAATATTACCCACAACCTCGCAATTCAATTGATTAGTATCGCAATCATACATCAATGTCGATAGACAAATTGAGAGCTTGCGTGGCGCGCTTAGCATAAACCTTGACAATCCATATCTTACAGAGTATGTTAACCCACCATATATAACGATATCCCCTTCATAAATCTCCTTACCGTTCTTGTCTTTTAGTCCTGTTGATTGCTCCCAGATTTGAGGATTTCCACTTAATGGTTTATCTCCATCATTTGTGCATGCTCCACATATCAGGTCTCCGAGAGTGACAAATGTCCAAGTTTTATTGTTAACATCCCAAGCTCTAAACTTTATTTTACGCATTACTTAAACTCCTATAATGGTTACTTGGTATTTCATTGCCGCCAGCTAGGATGAGTAGGTGAATAACATCTTTTAGCTCTTGGTTGTGATGAGCGCTACGAATATATGTCGTTGGATTATCGTAATAGTCGTCGTTTTCCTCGATGTGCTGCTCGGCAGCTTTGCCGGTAAAGTACATGACCGCGCCATAGTCTTTACCGGCTTTGTTATTATCTAGGATTGTCCACACCGGCATATTAGTGCATCGATTGTCTTGATTGACCAGCTCATCACTCAGGGCTTTAATGCGCCACAACAGAGCTTCTTCAGCTGGACTTTCTGCTATGATTTTCATTTAGATTTCCTTTCCGTTCTTATAACATTTCGAGTAGCCCATCTCGCCACCAACTGATTTGCAGCGAGCATAAGTGTTCTCGTTTTCACTTAGCCGGCTAGCATCCTCTTGGGCAAATTTGCCCAACAAAACGAAGAAGGCAACAATTACTAACGTTATTATCGCGACAATGGTTACATCGCTCCAACCTTTATTAGATGGACTAAAATCAGTTTTCATTGATTTTTTCCCTCACATACGCCAACCCCTAACTCTGCTACGCCAATTCGTTCTAACGCCATATCGCTTGCCATAACGAAAATGTAGGCAGTGCTAACATTAGTTGCTTCGGGAATCGGTACGCCAATCAGATACCTTATGTCATTCTCAAGTTCTTTAACTTCATTCACAATTCCCAAAGCACCGCACCATTTGTGATTTTCGTTGAATTGTACGACATCATTGATTTTTAGTTTTGTCATATATTCCTCTCTCCAACACTGATTTTTTTAATATCTTGATGACTTCATCTACGCACTGGCTATAAATAGCTGCCTCTCTTGCTTTAATCGTTCGCTGCAGCTTAAGATACGGATCATCCGGATCAAGCTCTGAATTAAGCCAGTCTTCAAACATATCACCGTTAAAATAGCCATCTTCCGTTGACCACGGGAATGCTAACTTAGGCACTTCTTTTGGTACTCTTGAATTTTTGTTACGTCTCATTGACATCTCCTTTCTCTATGTCCACAAGATTAGTGGTTTAGTTGACATTCCCCTTGAAAATAACTATTGCGCTCGGAAACGGAGCTGGATTTGGCTGGTCGTCGAACTTAAGTCTGCCTTTGATGTAACGAATTTCAGTGGCTTTCATGCAATAGTCGTGCCACCAGCGAGTGTCGGTGCGGCTGGGTATTAGAAACACGACTGTTTTGCCTTTCTTCCATTCTTGGTAGCCTTTTTCAATCCATTTCGGTAATTCACGTCCGTAAGGTGGATTGACGTAGTTTGTACCCCCCCAATCGCTTGTCAGCCCATCGACCTTGCCGTCCCAATTAGCTGGGCAAGGATCGTGGTCAAACTGAAACTCTGAATCTAGCACCTGATAGACGGCTTTGGGCGTTCGCCAGTCCATTCTTAATGAGCTAAAATGTGGTTTAGTCATATGCTTCTCCCTATACTAAATATATGTAAAGTACACGTATATTGTTTACGTATTTTATCCGTAGAGCGTGTTTTTTTAGATAAAACGTTCTACGGGTTCAACCAGTTTATTGACATATGATAGGTCAATGGTTAATCAATCGGCTCTAGGTCTTTAATTGCCTCCTCAACATCAGCCTTTTTGTACTTCTTACCGTCTATTTCGATAGTGGGCTCTGGAGCGTTTGATTCAATAAAGCTATAACCATCCTCTTTAAGCTCGTCAACTGTATACCAGATACTTGCGGAGGCATACTCTTCAGAAGAGCTCAATAAATAACAACCATCAACTGCCGCTAAAACTTTTCTTACGCTACCGCCAGATCTAACAAAATCACCAGCACAAAGATTATCTAAAGTTTTCTCGGCAGGCTCTAGCATTTCGTCTGACCAGACGAAAGCATGACTCTCAACTCCGTAATAACTGTCTCTTATACAATCAATTACGAGTACTCTTCCGCTCATTTTCGTCATGGAACTATCACAGCGCACAGCACCATAATATTTATTTGCGACAAGCCCTTTGCGAACCTTGACCTTATCACCGACTTTGAATTTATTTGCTGACATTATTGTTCCTCCTCAATTCCAAAATAAGTTAACCAGTCGTCTCGGTTTTCTTTGATGGATTTTTCAGCTTCTTGGCTGGTTTTATAACGTATAGGCTCTCCAGTGTCTTGCCACGAACACTTAAAATACCCCAGCTTGTTGTTCAGGTGATCATAGTGGACACCCCAGCCACTATCACCATTCTCAAAATCTGGCTTAAACGTTGATGTCCGACGTAGTCTGGCCTCGGCTAGTTCACGATCGCGGGCTTTTTCGCATTCTTCTTTAGTGCGGTATATTTTACCCAACCCATAGCGCCAAAAGTCAGCAGGAGTACCAGTCCAGAAATCGTGATTAGTTTTTCCTCCTATCCCGGTAAACCAATATATCTCGCCATTTTTAGGCTTCCAGTGAATACTGTCTGTTGACTCTTCCTGAATTTCCTCAAACCATTCAGTTAAAATGTTTGGGAACTTCTCGAGCGTTGATTGAGCATAAGCCATAACGTTATAACCGTCTGGATCGCCACCGTTATGGACCAAAGCACCATATTCAGATATATAGAATAAATCTCCAGCTTTGAATGTCGGTAAATCTTTAAGTAGTTTGTATCGTTTCATAATACCTCCCATTAAAATATTCCGTTATCTTTCTTATTCCGCTTGCGGGACTTGATGATTTTGTCTTTGTACTGTCTGACCTCGCGTTCGCGTTGCCATTCTTTGTCTTCTTGTGCCACCGCAATCTCTGTAACGACGATGAATGCGACGAGCACCACGATTGTCATAATCCAGAACATTATTTGTCCTCCTTCAGCTCAAGTTCTTTCTTATTTTTGGCGATATAAGCAGTGCCGTTGGTACCGCGAACGAAGTTATCCTCGACAATATCTAGCAGTTTCTTAGCATCGTTAGCGTCCATAATGATGAGCTTGTCGTTGGTGGCGTCGGTCATCAGATCTACGTTGTAATCGCGAATTATCTCCTCAACAACATCGCGGGTCATATTGACGGGATTAAGCTTAGCGAGCCGTTTGACCAGTGCGCGGTTATCTTTACAGAGAAACTCAATGCCTTGACCAACCGTCGGCGTGGTGATAGACAGCCTCTCGTCAAGTATCTTGCCATTCTTGCGAGCTTCAGCGACCGACACTGGGTCGTATTGAAACATCGATTCAAACTTGGACTTACTGAACACAAACATCGTATCTTCAAATACTAAAACTTGATTCGACGGATCTATCTTTAAGGCACACTCTGACGACAGCTCTTCTATGCGTCCGGTTGAAATGGCGTAGGAGACAGTGCCGCCGACTAATACGCTAGCTGGGCGAATGTGCTTAAAAATGTAAAAACTTTCGCTCGTCTCCTTGTCGGTGAATCGTGCACAAATCGCCAGCAGCTTCTTTGCCTCGATTTGATTTAAGTCGAGCAGGTCGATGTCATTTGTATACTCCAGATATTCCATGATCGTTTCAGCAACCGGCACGTCATTTACCTTGATGGCGGGTAGGGTATTCTGACAGCCCTCAGATGCCGCATAATCGACAACCCTTACGCCGGTAATACTGTCAACTTGCACTCCACTAATGATGTCGTACAAAAACAGCGCGAACAGCTGATGATTGATTGCCTCGTTATGGTCAATGCGAAATATTTCAGACGATTTGGTGATTGCAAATAGCTCAATGCCTAATTTATCCTTACGTCCGTCCGTTTTGTTTGCCCAGAGAAATACGTCTGGTAATTCTGTTTCTTTAGTCATTTTTACCTCCCTTTATTTCGTTAGTTATCGCTCGCTGTTTACGCTTTCGGCGTTGCTTCTTTCGTAAAGCCTTCTTCGTCATAGTTTGCCATCCGTTTTCAGTCGATGATGATTACGGCATAAGTACTGCAAGTTGTTGACGTCATAACGCAAATGTGGGTGAGAGCCGCGCCCCTTAATGTGATCAACATCTAGGTTTTTAGTCTCGGTACATCCGGCGACCGCACACACATGCCCAAATTTCATGTCGAGGTACGGCTTCGCAACCTTATCTCGGAACGCTGCCCACGCTTTTGCATGTTTGCCGCACTGCGATATTTTCTGTCGTTTTTTGAATGGACAGAACGTCTGATAGTGTCTTGTGCTACCACATCTCTTACACAGCGCTTTAGTTTTATCTGTCGTCATCTGCTTTATCCTCAATTATCGTTGTGATGTCTGATGTTGTAGTAATCTGTTTGACCCTACCGTTAGTAAATTTAACGGCAAAAACAATATCTCCAGACTTGTCGGTCGGCAAAGTCTTTATGTAATCCACCAGATATATAACTGCTTCTGCCGTGGTTTTAAATCGGATAATCTCCGACGTTTGCCCGCGTATACCCACGGTCTCGCCTTTGTGTCTCATGAGATAGAACGGACCAACTTCACCAAACGGCGTATCGCGTGCGGCTCGCTCTAGGTTAATGATGTATTGTGGTAAATCTAAGCTTTCCAAAATATACCCTCCTTTAATTTTTTATCGGCAAACTACCCATAATACCCTCCATCACTGAACAGTCCCGGATCAGACTGAGGCATAGAATCCTCAACTGTCGCCTTACGCTCATTGACAAGCCCGTAGCGCAGTGCATCGTAGAGATGGTCTTCACCTGTTGTATCAACGTCCTCGGGTCGTTTAGTATCAACCACGAGGCTCGGTAGGGTACGGATAAAATGAACACAGTTACTGAATACCTGCAAGTATGGCAATCCGTCTGGCGCTAGAGACAGCGCTTCATGAACAGCAGTGACTCCTTGAAGTCGGTCGTTATTAGCAGGCGTGAAGTTGATGCCTTCTTCGGTAAATCGATCAGCGATAGTTTTTCCGTCATCGGCATTAGCAATATGATTCCACAGCGACGGGTCGGCTAGCCTAACAGGCAGCTGCTCGTTAGATTGCTCAAGCTGCTTCATCTCGCGTGCCTGGATTCTTGGACCTTTGCCGCTAGCATAATATTCGCGGTAAAGATATATCCGTTGACTAATTGGGTCACGTGCTAGCCAAACAGCACCCGCATACGTACCTCGTCCATAGTCATATGCCATCCATCTCGGCCAGTGGTCTGGTATGTTAAACGGCTCGACGACGTGTAGATGTCGCCGCCACTCGCTAAATGCCTGACCAGCAAACAGATCCCAGTTGCCATACAGATATGCTTCGCGCTTCTTCGGATCTGCCATTGTCAGTAGGCTACGCATGTATGACTGTCTAAATGACGCGCTCGGGTGGTCTTCTAGGGTGGCAGGGATAAACATACGCGTCGTCTCGATGTAGTCAATTGAGCCGTCTCGCTTGACGTACGGACGCTTGTCGTAAATTATCTGCTCAGGTGGTGCGGCATCGATAAATCGAGTCTTAACCCAACCATGCCCGACGCCACCTGGGTTGCCAGCTGCGAAGACGGTGAGCGGTTTGTCTGGATCGTCAGAACGAACGCGCCCAACGAGGTTGTCGTACCAGCTTTCGTAGAACTGAGTTAACTCGTCGATACCCAGCATGTGTATCTCTGAACCCTGATAGTGATTAAAATCATCTTCGTGGTTGTAGTAGCACAAGTAAATCCACGATTCAGTGGCGGTGAAGTAGTAGCCCTTTTCTTGCGACCTAAATATCATATTGCCGTCCTTGATATATGCACGGCACTGTTTATCTATTTCTCGTATGAGGGTCTTTTTCGTATCCTCGTACGTTCGCCGAAATAGATACGCTGCGTAGTGATCATATTCAAGGCAGCGTGTTACCGCCTCAGCGACTAGTGCAGCAGTCTTTCCTCCGCCGGCAGCACCACCGTAGAATCGCTCAAAAGCTGTCGATGTATGAAACAATGTCTGACGAGGCGAAGCAGTGTAATCCGGTACTTTGACTATCTCTGTCATGATTCTGGCGTCCTCGGAACAGTGTTAATGAACTTAACCTCGCGGTTAGTGTTCTCGGTCTCATACTTGTCTTTGAATCCCCAGTTATTCTTCAAGCTGAATATTACGCCAGCAGTATTAGTGCCGAACAGAGACTCCTCCGCATAGGCTTTAATCTGTTCTTTCGCTTCTTTTATCGTGTTGGAAAATTCTGGATATTTCTCTGAATATGTGGTCTCATAGTCTAATAACACATCACGTGATGTGCCTAGTGCAACAGCTAAACCAGTAACGGTGAGTGGTTTCTGTTTGGTTTTAACTTTGCGGACCACCTTGTCCTGGACGACCTTTCCGTCTTCAATGACAATCTTTCCAGATTTAGGGTCGCGGCGGTCAATATACTCAGTTTGTTCTTCCCAGTGGGGTGCTGCATTCTTAAAGTACTCAAGTATCATGGCGCGCAGTTCGTCGATATCCTGAAACTTCATCGGACGACCGGGCGAGTACTCACACACAGGCTTTGGCGGCTCAGGTGCAGGCTCGGCTTTGCGGACCACCACATCTACAATACGCTGAGCATGCGCCTCAATCGCCACTCTGTTATTTTTCTGAGTCATCGCCATCATTTTCCTTTCCATGTTTAACTCTTACCGCCACAATCCTCGACTCTGGATCGGCGCTTTCTTCTACGCGGCGCATATGAGAAGGCGAGGAATAACTTCGAATAGTTTGCGGGCGTAATCCAAGCCGTCGAGATAGCTCGTCAGCCGTACCTATTCCTACTATCTCTTCTCCCTTGTACAGGACATACTCGACCGCCATAAACTTAGCCCTCGCTCCGTAGTCTCTTTAGCTCTTTGCGAAGTTCAACAATGGCGCGTTCAGCACGTCTTAGTGCACTCTCAACCCGCTTGATCATTTCGTCTCTTGTCATAACAGCGATACCTGTTCGTCTTTCTTGATAGCATCCGGATTATGCTCCATCAGCCACGCATAAGCTTTCTCGCGAGCATCTTTCTTTAGGTCGCCAGCATATAGCTGTTTAGACAGAATATCGACCTTCGCTTTGAGATACGCATCATTACGGTTGTTAGTAATTAACGTGTCAATTTCCGCGACCGTATTGCATCTATGGCAAATAAGCTTATCTACTCGGAGACACTCCCATTTATGTACGTGCTTGCTATCGTTCATATTTTTACCTGTCTCTGGCTGCTGCTTGGCAAGGGTGGGCGTCGCCAAGCCATTTAACCGGTTTCGGCACCAGTTTAGTGATTATCTGACCTCTTTCTCCTCTCGGATGAATCCGCCTTGCCAATCCCGGCGAATGATTTTTGAATGGATATGGTAAAAGCTTTTCGCCAGCAGTCTTTTATAATCGCGCGCATCAGATCGGGACCGAAAGGTTAATGACAAGTCTCTTGCTTCAAAATCTGGCTTGACGTGCCACTCGGTATAGTCTTCGTCCTCGCTACGAATTTCAAGCTCAGGCTCGTCATCTTTCTTTCTGAATAAAAGCTGTAAGATTCCCATTCTCGGATTCCTCCTTAAGTTTCGATAGTTATTCCGCCGTGCTCCGCCCATATCTTGGATGCGCACACCTTCCAGACGTACGAATCATCCTCGCAGAGATGATCCAGAAACGCCTTGACCAGATTGTCTATATCCGGTTTCTGCTGGTGTGGACGTCCATTCATGGCTTTACGCTTCTTGTTTGACCAACTTTTTGGCATGGGCAGAGCAAATTCAATCGTAAACGTTTCAGGCGGCTCATATCCTGGCAGTTTCAGCCTTAGCTCGTCGCCGTACGCTCGATAGCTCATTACTGACGGACGCTCATTCCACTTATCGCTTCTCGTCATGCGCGGTTTGCTAACTGGTGTAATACTGATATGTTTTTTCATCTCTTCTTTTCACTTTGCGAGCGAAGCAGAGAATAAACAAAGACAGTCACATCGGTAATGAGAATTGCTCCGAGGATTTGTGCAATCGGTAAAGTCCCGATTGCGGTTTCCATATACTGGACTCCAAAGAGCTTTATTCCCGCTACTATCTCTGCGGCGCGGACCATGATAGTCCAAGCATTGTCTAAAAAGACGGTTACGTTGTTGATTGCTGTTTTAAGTTTGCTCATAGAGTTGATCTCCTTTCCGGCTGTTTTTGTTGTTTGTTTTTACCACCAATGTCCCGGGTAGGGGCGCGGGTCGGTACGTTTCCAGAACGCGGCGGCTGCCTGCCAACTACCATATCGGCTGATGGCGTAATTGTGACACCAGCGTAGCTGTGTAACGGGATTCGTCATGTAGTCATCTCCCGCAGATGCCATCTTGGTCGCTGGCAGGCTCTGGCACAATCCGTATGCGCCAGAGCCGCCTTTGTTCCAAACATTGTGCCGCCAAGAACTTTCGTGTTCGATGATGTAGTCTACTGATATCCAATCGCTTTCGGGAATACCAGTGGCACGCATCAAGTCGTACTTAGTGCTTGGCGGTTTTGCTTCGGACACCGCCAAAACTGTCTGAGGTTTTGGCGGCATCGTCTGCTGAGGTTCTTTAGCAGGCTTAATAGTCTGCTGTTTCTGAATCTCGTTATTGTGTGATAGTGGTGCTGCCATCTCTTCCTGGGGACGTTTAGCCGCTGGCATGAGTAGTGCTACTATTGCTATCACGAGGACCATGCGTATGATACGAACGGTTTGTACCTCCATTTCTTTTTATTATCAGCCTTCCGGTATTGAGCTCTCTGTCGCCGCTTGTGATTATTATTTCGGCCGTTCGCTTAAATACGGGAGGGTGATTGTTGTTTGCAAAAGTCAAATTGTTAACGTTCTCAACATTTCCATCAGGAGTTTTGCTAACCCTGCGGAACAGCTAAACCCGTTAGTTGTCCCGGTCGGAATAACAAAAGAGAGGCATGCCTTGCGGTGCATGCCTCTCGTATACAAAGAAATCCCGCAAGGCGAGCTTCGGGAAAACAAAAAAAGATACTTTTCAGTATCTTCAGTAAATTTATATTATAACTTTAGTTGGTGCGGGTTAGGAGACTCTAAC